TTGCGAGCTGGTCAACGGCTGTCGTTTCACGCATCTCATTCTTGATGTTTATGCGGTTATTGAATGAGTTGGGCGGTAGCACTGGTACTTGGCGATCAACTAGTGAGCCTGGCTTGAATGGGTACACCACATCTGGGTCATTCGTAATAAGGTCTATCCAGTCGCTATACGCTGGGTCGAGTTCCTTCTGTGGGGCGAGCTGCCGGATGATGTAGTCAGCTTCCATGTTGGTCATATCGTTTAGCAGCTCTTGAGGCTTGGCAATCGCGTCTACCTCTGAACGTGCGTAGAACAGGCTAATCTTGCGGTAGTTGCGGAAGAAGAAGAACGGAACGAGGCCTTCACACTCACGGTCGGCACGCTTTTTAGCTTCATCTGGTGCAGTGCCACCTTCGACGTACATGTCACGGAGGCGTACACGGTGGCGCGCCTTGTATGGGTTCTCAATGTCCTCAATGACGTATCTGCGGTTCATGAGGGTCACAACGCGGTCAACGTCCCATATCTCTATAAGTTCGGCTTGGTCTTTACTGTCTGGAATGGTTGAGCCGGCCATCATCTCTTTATGGCTCTTGTCGTCGTCCTTATCAGGTGCGGCAGAGCTCCGAGCTTCGTCTGGGATGTTGTAGCGTTTCTTGAGCTGGCCGTAGGTCTTGCTGGTTTCGTCGGTATCAACTACCTCGTAGCTGTCGAGCGTTTCAGTACGGACTAGGAAGCGTCGGCCTGCGTAGCTGCCTGGCTCTTGTAGCTGTCGTGGGCTGCGGATCGTTGGGTCAACGATGAAGTCACGCATCGCGCCACTCTCAAGGTGAGGATGGTCGACATCCCAACTCATCATGTTGCCCGCCATGCCCGTGTTGAACATCTCGCGGTATCCCTCTTCCATAGCCAAGTCCCATTGGTCGCGGTCATTCCACTCATCTACGAGTGCATTGAGTGGAGCTGTAGAGGGTTGGCGCATTGGATTGCCACTTTGGTAGTCCAGTCGCAGGTTTGCATTGTTGAGCGCTGCAACCATTGTCTCGATAGTAGAGAACACCATTGGTACGAATGTGTCAGTCACGCCCTTGTATTGAGCATTGACTCGTTCGTTGTCGTAGAGCTTTGTGTCGCGGTCCCATTTAGTGTGCCAGTGATCGGATTGGTAGTCCCATGAGTCCTGCCAACGCTTGAGGGTCTTTTCTAGTACCTCATCACTAACGACTACTTTAGGAGCGCGAGCCACCTCGTTAGAACCTCGCTTGTGCGCGTAGAGTGGCTACCGCGTCGTGGATTGACTTATGGGTTGCGTCAGCAGAGACGCTGAGCAGTCGAGTTTGGCCGTTCGCTACAAGTCGCACGTAGTACAAAGTATTCTCAACACCACCACGCCAGACTTCTACCTTGTCTGCGCCGTGTCGACGTAAGTGTGAGGCGAGAGATTCCTCAGTCGTTAGCTTTGTTTCAGCAGGTTTCGCTGCTGGTTTCTTGGGTTCGCTGTGTTTCTTGGGTGATGCCATTCTTATACTCCTTACCTATCAATATAAAACAACACTATCGCAAATGCTATAGCTAACGCGATGAATAGGCACCGCGCTTAATCTTTACCTGCTGCGGTTTAGCTGTTAGCGACTCTAATGCGTAGCGGATAGCGTCCATTGCGTGATCGTTACCGCCCTCTGGCACAGCTATCTGTTTGCCGTCACGGTCGAACTTCCACATGTAGTTGCGATATTCGCGGATTGTCTCAACTGAACGCTTGGTGATGCTAATGCGTTGGTCCTGAACGTGCTGTATGCCGCGTAGCAGGCTGCCTTGTCCTTTGTTCGCGCCCTGGACGACCACACCGGCGAGTGCTAGGTCGTCAATGCTCTTTGGCTCGGCGCTATCTGCAATGACGAGAGTGTTCGACTCTGGCAGGTTGGCGATGAACTCTGCTATTGGCTGGTTGCGCATGCCTGTGCGGTATAGCTCTTGGTCGATGATGTAGCCACCGTTATAGAAGTAGACGGCTACGAGGGCTGCTGGGTCGGCTGAATACCCGAAGTCAAGGCCACGACGAACGAGACGCGCCTCATGCGGCACAGCGTCGATGATTTGCCATTCCTTGTATATCTTGCCCTCAACCTCACCGAGTTTACCGAGGCCATATACCTGCCACCATGCCTTGTTGCCCTTGCGAGATTCGATAGAGTCAACAATCTGCTGGTCGAGTGCTTCATTGTCCTTGTACGTCAGGGTGATGAAGTCGTGGTCACGCTTACCGGCAACCTCTGTGTAATACCAGAACTCACTCGTTGGGTTGAAGTCGAGCCAGATGTCGCTCTTAGTACGCACCTCAAGCTGGTCAAAAGCCTCATACGGGACGTTGTTGCACTCGTTGATATACAAGCGGTCACGGCGCGGTCCACGCACTTTAGACGGCATATCTGCTGAGAAGAACTCAAGCTTGCTGCCGGTCTCGAACGTGTATGTGAAGTCTGTCTTACTCCACCGGCTCTCATCGAAGTAGTTGTGCTCCTGCATGATGTTGAGGAAGTCACGCATTGCGCCACGACGAAGGTGTGGAAAACTCTCACTCACAATAGAGGTCAGTGTCGGCGTGGTGTCGCTCTGGCACTTGTCAATGAGTATCTGAATGATGCTAATAGTCTTGCCTGCTGACGTACCACCGGCCACCACACGGATGCGCTTGCGGAGTTTAAGCAGCTTGGTCGTAGCTGTCGTCGCGCTGTATGGCATCACCGTCCTCGTCGTTACCGAAGTCAACGTCTAGTGCATCGTCTAACATGTCTGCAAAGGCTCTGTATCGCTCATTGACGTACATCACGGCTAATTGGCCCATGCAACGGACTATGTGGATTGGCCCTTTGATGTACTCGTGGTTAAGCATCACCCGCCTTCACGTCGAATGCTGGTTCAAGTTCGAGTTCAGGCGCAAGAGGCGGCATTCCTGGTGTATCTCGTGACGCAGATTGCTTATAGAGGATTTCATTAACTGGCGCTCCTTTTGCTATTTGTCCGCCGAGCATCGACTTCTGCAGCGCATTAACCTTAGCGTTTATCTCGTCCATGTTGGTTTCAGTATCAAAGGCGTGCATCATCACCTTGCCGTTGTGCTCTACAGACAAGATCATAAAGGCCACGTTTCTGCCTGTTGTTAGCGTGGCTGTCATTCCTTTGGCTCCTGTGTTTGTCCACCGAGTATCGGCTTTGGTAGCTCTTTCACTCTCACGTCTTGCTCTGTCTTAGTGCTGAACTCGTCCTTCTTCTTGCGTTCTAGCCACCATTTCGCTGTGTCTCTATCGCCCTTTTTGATGGCTCTAGCAACCACTCCACGAGCTATTTCTGTCACATAGTCACGAGCAAGGCTCATGCGCTCCGAGAACTCTTCATTCTCTGAGAGGTGTTTATAGTACGTAGACTCCGACATAATTCCGTCGATTGCCTCAAGGGTTGTAGCCCCGTCACGAAAGCGTGCTTCTAGTTCTTCGATGTTGGCTTTGGTAAGTCTTGAAGGCGCAGGCATTACAGCATCACCTCCACACGTACTCTCACCGTCGAATCAGCATCAACAAGTCCCAAGGTATTCACCAGTGGGTCGTCGCTCGCTAGCACAACACGATGCTCTAGATCGAGGCTGGCTGTCTTTTTGGTCGTCACCTGTTTAATCTCGGCAACGAATTCAATGAAAGGACCGACCTTTCCCTCGGTTGGTTTGGCTCCAGTTGTAGCTCTTGCTGCCTTTGCCATGATGTATTCATTTAGACACACGGCAATACATTTGTAAAGACTAAACGTAATCAGGCCGTACAGTGCGCTCACTCAAGCGGCTACGACATGAGCTTCTACATGCGGTACACATCCATGCTTGTTGGACCGAAGTCTTGTTGTAGCGCTTGCCATTAGCGGTTAGCGTTCCTTGTCGTCCACAACTAGGGCACGAGTCAGGCTTACCAGTGATAATTGCGATGTTCGGATGTCCGGTGTCGTATGGCATGAGCTTGTCGTATACAGCTTCTAACAGCACCACGTCTTGCTTGTTGTAGCGTTCCATTTTGCGCCAGGCTTTAGGGTCTCCGGCCATGCACAAGCGCCAGAGCTCTTTGTTGCTGTGTTCTTTACGGCCTACGCCTAGTGTCGCGCCGAGCTCATCGAGCTTGTTACTTGTGAAACCGAAGTGTCTACGGGCTACGAGCAGTGTGTCTATTCGCTGGTAGTGAGATGGTGGCATGAGTCCGTGGTATAAGAAGCGGGCGTTGACCTTCTTAATGTCGAACTTATTGCCGTTGTGAGCGACGAGTATGTGTGCCTCATCGAACAGGCTGTGTAGCTTCTCTGCGATAGCGCTGTCGTCGGTGCTGCCTGGTGTATAGCCCTTGAACTGTGGCTGTGATACGACGTGGGTTCTATTCTCGCCCTGCCACTTATAGGCGAAGCAGAGGATGTACCAGTCTTGTATCTTCCATATGACATTAGTGTCGTAGGTTGCCCATGTTGTGCCGACTATTGGGGCAATCTCAATGTCAAAGAAGAGCATGCGCACGGTGGACTTATTGGATGGTCCACCCGCGCTCATTCAGGCCTGCCGTCGTTTCTGTATTAGGCTTGAATGGATATTCATGCTTTACATATAACACACAATGCCTGATAAAAGAAGTACTAATTTAGGCGGGCGAGTTTGAGCATGGAGTCGAATAGCTCCGGCTCGTTGAACGGGTACTCGGGGTCGTCTGTAAGGCGCTTGATGAGTGCCTTTTTGATGCCAGTACTGACGGTGGACTTCACGAGTGCTGCCGTCTCGTCCTGTGACAAGTTGTTCTCTTTGGCGTAGGCGAGTACGGGGTCGAGTAGGTGGTACATCTGAGCCGTCGCGCCCATGTCGTCAATCATCTTGATTAGTTCGGGTGAGAGCTCTTCGTCGGCCATGCGCCGATTCTAGGCGATGCTGTCGTCTGTGTCTGGTGCTTCGAGCAGGCCTTCGATGTGCCGCTTCTCGCTCTGTAGTAGGGCTATCTGCAAGGCCATGTGTTTCACGCGCTCTTGGAGATGCTCCCGGCGTTGCGGTGTCATCGGCTCGGGCCCGAACAACTGAATTAACTCGCCCACGGTTAAAACTCCACCGTCTGTTTAGGTAGGTAGCGTTCAACTATGGCGATGGCTTCCTCTGCGCCCTTGGCAATAAAAGCGGGAGTGCCGGCTGCGTTGAGTGCGGCGATCCAATCACGCTGCTGTGGTGAAGTAGTGCTGCCCTTGGTGCGTTTCAGTTCTATCCAGATAACGCCCTGCGGTGTCAGGATGAAGTAGTCCGGTACGCCTGGGCTTGTGCCCTGCTGCTTGAGCCTGATAGCTCTTCTACGGGCTTCTGGGCTGTGTCCTGTTTCGTTACCTATGTGCGTGAACTTCAAGCCTCTCAGTCGCAGATAGGCGACCAGCGTGCGTGCTTCTTCGGCCTCAGTAGGGACCGGCAATCTCACGACTGCGCTCCCATTGTGGCGTTCTTGTCGATGTACTCCTTCCACAGATCGGCGTCAGGGATGAATGTCATGGTCAGATTTGGGCGCTCGTCACCGGCCGTAATCACGGTCAATGTGCCGTAGTGAAAGAGCTTGGCGATGATGCTGGTTTCGGCCACATCAATGCGCTGCACGGTGTTCCAGTCGGCCTCCGTGTAATTGGAGTAGAACAGACCGGCATATTTGCGGTACTCGATGCCACTAGCACTCAGGGTGATGGTGCTTTTGGAGTAGACAATCAAGGCCACGACCGTAGAGACGGTAACGGTAAAGCCAACGATGCCAATAAGCCACTGCTCTAGGTCGTCGGCTTTGAATACGAACCATGACAGATATGTCAGTAGTAGTAGGGCGAGCAGACCCGCTACACCAATCAGCGCTGCTCCGAACCAGTGCTTGTTGATGGTGATGGTTTGCACGGCTAGGCCTCGACGCTGCTTTCAAGTTTTGCCATGACGATGCTGCGGAAGCTAGCGGGGTAGTACTGCCCTATGATTGTGGGGTTTTCAGTCACGAGAGAGATTGCGGCGTCCCTGTCGATGACGTTGTTGTCTGCCAGTGTCATTAGCGCTTCAAAGCCGAGATGCCGTTGTGCGCGGCGCTTTGCCTCTTTGGCTCGCTCGGATATGAATGGTTGCGCTTCTTTCATATGCTAATAGAATAACAAAAAAAGCACCCTATGTAGAGTGCTTTGTTAGGCTCGCTTTTAATCGTTCGACTTCTTCGGGGTTTTCCTCTCGCCATTGCTTCCAGCTAGAGTGCTTCAGCTTCCAGCGTATCCAGATTGGACGGTCTGGCTTTGCGTCATATTGAGGTTTGTAGCTCTTCCAGTCATCGCCTTGTTCTAGGTTGAACAAACAAACATCGCAGAACTGATGTGTGTCGCCATTAGTGTCGTCGCCGTAAGATAAGTGACGGTTGCAGAAGTACAGCCAACAGCCGTCATCACTTCTATAATCACCACAGCAATAGCTAACTCCCCTGTCAATCTTCTTCTTGCACGTTGGGTAGTCGCACGTCGCTGGCACACCATAGCCAATATCTCTACCGTTTGAGTATCCAATAGCCCAGCCCATCTATGCTGCCCCTAGCGCATCACAGATACACGCTTTGAATTTACAGTTGGTGCAGGGGGTCATCTTTGCTCTCCGTGTTAGTGAGTTGGTCTGTCAGCCAGTCGAGCCGCACATACGATTTACCTGCAATAGTTTCATAGGGTATTAGCCCACCTTTTTGCATGAACGATGGTTTAGACTTTTCTACTTCCTCTGACATGAATACTGATAATAAGAGTGAGTTGTAATCTAGGACTGTTTGCACAATCCCATTTACTAGTGTGTCGTCGCCCTCAACGATTTGCTCATACACTGTGTTGTAAGCACGGTAGTTTTCTTTGCTATCATCTGCTACTTCTACAGTCACTTTGTACCTATTCATTTCGCATACCTCGCAAACTCATCAGCACCAACAACAGGGCAGACTTTAAGTTCTATTTCAGTTATTGCTTTATGGCATTTCTTACACTGCCTCGTCTTGTCGTCAATATCATGTTGATAGTTTTCAGTTAGTCCAAGTTGCTTATTTAGCTCGCTTGGTGTTTCTAGGGATTCTGTCACTTATTTATCCTTCCTTTTCCTCTTTCTGCCGAGGTTAATACGTCATAAAGATGTTCGGTATCTTCTTTGGTGTATTCATCAAGCTCTCCTTCGTGTATCACCTGTGATAGAAATTCGCATAGCCATACCCAGTCAGGTATATTGAACTCAACAACAATTTTGTTATTGTCACTCATTTTGGTACTCCATCTTCCACCCACTTCCATAGCACATCTTCTGGGAGTGCTGCGTAGTGGGATATTGCTTTAATTGCTTGCTCAACAGTCATAGCGCCCTCCACGTCAGAGTTTCGCCGCATTGGTAGGCGGTCTTGTCCGGCAGGTGGCGGGTGGTCGTCTCATGTGAGTACTTGGCCGTGATGACGCTGCTCTTGTGGCCGACGACCTGGCACTGTGTGTGGTAGTAGAGCCAGTCGCTTGTCACGAACGCGTAGAACAGCACGGACACGAGGCCGACGATGGCTGCTAATAGGTAGCACTTTTTAGTGACCATATGATCGCTCCCTCTGCACCGGCTGCACGTTCAGCTCGAACATGCCTTGTGCGGTAGCTATCGGCACGCGCTCTCGCTCGATGGTCTGTTCGTCGTGGAAGTACGGCACGCTGCCGAGTACTTCGCGCACGTTGACCATGCGGCTGTAGTCGTGGTCGATGACTTCGTTGTTCATGACCTGCACGCGGCATGGGATGGCCTCGTTGCCCTTTAGGAACTCTGAGCCTCGGCGTGTGAGCATCCAATAGCCCTTGCCCTGCTTCTTGTCCTTAGCGACGAGGCCGTGGTAGCGCAACATAGTCCAATTCGCATACATGCTCTTGGTTAGCTCGTTCTCGGTGCCGTCCATGTCGCGGCGGGTGTGTACGCCTATGAGCGGTTGGCCATCCGGCGTGTTGCGGTTCTTCTCGATGAAGGCACGCTTGAACTTGACCAGGCCGTCGATGATGCCGGGGCTTACGGGGTGCCAGTACTTCGATGACTGAGCGTGGCAGTTCGGGCAGGTATATAGCTCGCTCATCGCGCCCTCCATTCCTCGAGCCGTCTCTCAATGCGGCCCCAGGCGGCTAACGTCGCGGCTGCTGCTAGGTAGAGCACGACATATAAGAGCATCGCGGCAGAGAAGCCAATCATGAGCGGGAGCATTAGGTCAGAGACGGTCATACGACGGCCCCTGTGCGCAGTTCATGGTTAGTGTCGAGGCAGAAGAGTACCGTGGCCTCTTCACGGCCTCGTGCGCCGGTGATGAAGCGTGGCTCAGTGTTCGCGTGTTTGCAGACTGGCTCAGGCTTCTTTAGTTCTCGTTTCAGTCGCGCCATATATGCTGCGCGGCGTGCTCGTTGGCGGCGTCGTTGCCGTCCGAGTGGTGCTAGGTGGTTTTCTGGTGATCCCTCCATTGCGTTAGTTTCCCTCGATTATGTTGATACCCGCTTTCTACACGGTAGCCGGTTACTGTGCCCCTTCTCTCGATTGCGTGTATCAACGTGGAGGGAGAAGGAGTAGCTGGCGACACAGTAAGCCGCTACTAGGTAGAAAGGTGCTGCGTGGGTCATGGCGTCTCGCAATTCGCCACGACGCACGCTGGATAGGCAAGCTGTTCGGAAGTTCCAAATGGGTCGGTGAACTTCTTTGCCGGACGCTGTGCCGGTAACTTGGACCGAGCTATTGCCTACCTATAGTTATAGCAAAGTGCTAATCTTTATGCAATACATAAAGTGTTGCGTAATTGTCAACGTTATATACCGGCGTAATAGATACCTGACATAGCGAGCGCACACTTACGCTGCTCGTTGTCGCTGAGTGTCCGGCCGAGTTCGTTCTGCCACTGGTACATCATGTTCAGGTGCTCTCGGATGGCATCGCGGTGATGCACACCGAGGATGGTCACGACACCGAGTGATGTGGTGTGCGCCTCTAGCTCGTGCAGCGCTTCGCTGCGGTTCTTCGTGTAGATGAAGTGCTCTAGCAGTACGTGGGCTAGTTCGTGCACCAGAGTGAGGAACGGTGTAGCGCAGTACGGCGAGATGGCGATCTTGCCGACCCTCATCGAGTACCCGAGGATGCGTTCGGCGTTCTCATGCTCATAGGGGATCTGCCTCACGTCCATCGCCTGCATGGCCTTGCGAGGGGACCAGTCGGTTGCGTCCGGTGCCAGAGCTGCGACGCGGGGGTCTAGCTCGCGCCAGTCCGTGTAGTCGCGCAGTGGCTTCGTGTGGGTGATGTAGCTTGCCATCGTCTTGAGACGGGCGCTCGACAGCTCTTTGCGGCCAGTGCGCGGCTTCGCCAGGCTCGGCATGAAGCCTTCCATGATGGTGGCCGCCAAGTCGTCAATCTCGCTCACGGCTCGGATGGTAGTGCTATTCGGCGTCCTCTGTGTCGCTATTGCAAGCGTTCGCTAGCTTGGTATCGATGTTCTCGACCAGGCTCTTCAATGCTTGGCCGTTAATGAGCCGTGTGACTCGCTCGCGTGCCTTCTCGGCGATGCTGCGATGCTCCGGGTTTAAGTCCTCGAGATTCATGTGCGGTGTTCCTGCGGCTTGGCCGCGTTGCTTTGATTTTCCCTATATTCAGGCTTAGTACTTGATTTTCTGTCAAGGTGACTAGCCTACTAGCGAGCTACGCTATATCCACATCACTTTTGCAAATTGCACTACCTCTGTTGACTCATACTGGTTGACAACTAGGCTTTTAGTGATGTGGATATGCGACGTTTGGCGACCCCTGTCGTTAACGTCTTAAAATGTTAGAGTGTGCGACGTTAGAACTTATGACATCTATTGACATTCAGCCAATTTATCGTGGCACTTTCGTGTCGCTTATCTTGATCTTACGTCCGATGCGCTGCCGTCGCTCTAGCTCGTCGCCAGGGCTGCGGTCCTCGGTTGCCTCAAAACTCAGCTTGAACTTTTGGAGTGAGTTCATCCGGCTTCGCCTTTCCGCGACGGCTTATTCTACCGCCTTTCCTGCCTGCTTCGGCTGCGAGCTCTCGGTTGGCCGCGAAGCCTCCCGTTGTGCCGCGTGATCCACCGACGGCGCCGATTCGTCTAAAAAAGTCAGGGTCTCTGTCTAATATCTTAGCTACAGCCTTAGCTGCCCCTTGGGGTGTTCCGCTCATTTGTTCTTCCTCCTGTAGTATTCACTACTTCTTCTACTTTGACATATTTTGCACATCTTGCCTTTGCCGTAGTCGTACGCGTCCGTTAGGTCGTGTCCGTACTTGCATTGGGTTCGTTCTGGCTTTGTGTATGTGCCACCGGCACGTATATGCGCGGCTACCTTCTTGGCTTCTTCCTCGGTTGAGAAACAGCCAATATGACGTCCCCATACCTCGACAACCCAATTTTGGTTCTGCTTCTGATACCAGTAGCCCTTGCCCTGGTCCCGCCTATTGCGTTGATTCTCAGACTGAGTACAGACACGCAGGTTGCTTCGCCTATTGTCGAGTGGGTCATGGTTGATGTGATCCACAATGAGTCCGACTGGCGCGTTTGTGATAAGGCGGTGCATTCGTATTGTTTGCTTCTTGCCGTCCTTAACACCTCGCCACACTGCATAGCCGGTAGAACCGACGTGCCAAGACCTACCGCTGATAAGTGATAAGTCTTGCTCGTCTATCTGTACTGTTCCGTTTGTAATTGCTACGTTCATACTGTGTTTCTATATTACGAAATTGGGTGTAAAAATACAAGCCTTAAAATGGTACGTAGTCTAATGTTATTATCTTGACCCAACGCACGAAGCGCTGACCGTCTAGGCTCTTGCACACAACGGGTTTCTCGTGCTTGTGCGCCCATCGCTGCGGCATACCTGTGCCGTCTTGGTGCTCGATGTGGATAGTCATTACTCGTCCCCCTTGTCGTCGAGGCGTGCTTGTAGCTTGTCGATGGCCTCGCTTGCTTGGTCTTTGGTTGCTATTAGTGCGAGCCGTTGATCGCGTACACGATGGTCGATGTCGAGCTTGTCGCTGAGCACCTTAATCATGTTGAGCTGTTTTTCGGTCGGGCCGTTTGAATACATACTCATTGGCTGCGCTTCTAGGTTTCCGTTTGTTTCTGATGCGATTGTGATAACTTCGTGTTGGAAGTCGGCGTCCTTTGTGTCGTCAATGGCGAACAGGTTTTGTAGCGCGTACTTCTTGGCGTAGCTGCTCGTCTTACCTGTTACTTGTGATGTGTCGAGTCCACCACTTGCGGTGTTCTCCCATGCGCTCGCGTCTGCCTCAACGAACTCGTCCGGCTTGTCGACGTTCACAACTCGTGCTGTTGTTGTGATGTAGTTACGGTCGCCTACTTGGTGCATCACGTCTGTAGTGTGTACGAGTAGGCCGTTATCACGACAGACCGGCTTAACGGCTTCAAGTATCTGCTCGGCGCTGCGAGCCTTACCGAAGCGGCCGTTAATCTCTCGTGGGGCGACAATCTCGCCCTGTGCGGCCATGAGCCGTTGGTATACGTTCTTAGTGCTTGTACTGGCCATGACTACCTCCAGTACAACCAGCTCACGACGAACACCACGTTGAGTGTTAGTGAGACTGCAAGGACAATGCCGAGGCCCATGTCGCCCTTGGTGTATTCCTTCTTACGTGCTGCACGGTAGGCGTCAACGTCGATGTCATCGGGGTGTAGTCCGCGTACCTTGTTATATGGCGCAGGAAGTCCGCGTCGGTCCAGTCCTGGCTTACGCGTCGTTGATGTCTGTGTGGACTTGCGCGACGAACTCGTCTTGTTTGCGCTGTTCTTCTTTGTTGCTGTTGGCATATGCCTCCTCTTCTTGGGACAGAACGTCCCTGAATTCTGGTAGTTGATTAAGGCCGTGTTCTACGACTTGCCATTGGTCCATCCCTGATCGCGCTGCGTAGATACGGAACGCTGATACGAAGGCTGCCCGATGCCTAGTCGTGACCGCTACTTTGGCTGTGCTCAGCGGTCGTAATTGTTTCGTCATGCTTCTATAGTCCTAGCCCCCTCGATTATGTTAGTTCTGGTATATGGCTTTGTACCGGCGCAACTGTCCGCCCTACATTGTGTGGCGCGTGGCTGATACTGAGTCTATTTAACTAAACATTAGTACTAATTGCAATACTATAATTGACGTAGAATATACAACGGCAAGTAAGGGTAAATAAAAGAGACGCCCCTACCAGATGGGACGCCTCAGCTCGTCGGTCTAGTGTCGAGGAACACCAGATACAACAAAGCCACGCCCCTGATTGTGAGGCGTGGCTTAATTTTTGTAAAGCATTATGTTTGTTTGGGAGCGCGGCCTTGTGTTGAATAGGAGGATCCGCGCTGCTCGTTGTGTAGATTTGTTAGTGGGCGTAGACATACTACTTGGAAAGTCTACGCTGTACTGTGTAAAAATGTTGGAATGTGCCCTGGATTAGCGGTGGGTACCAGATGCCTTAATCATGCGCTTGTTGTGTTTGTTTTGCAATAGTAAAACAGCCAGACGGTCGGTCGAAACCTTAGGTGTGGCTGTTTAATGGTCGCGTGGTGCGTATGTTTATTGTAGCAATTTAGGCAGTTTTTCTCAATAACCACACAAACAGGCGAGCCGGTTGCTTCCCTTCGCGGGCATCTCGGGCAATTCCCATATAGCGATCAGGGCCAAGTCGTATAGCTTGTTTTGCAAACCACTTCTTGTAGTTCTCGTCTATTAGGTCTGCGGTGTTTTCGAGTGCTGCGTCGACCCGTCTACTACTCACTATTGTACTATTGACTATTGTATTAAAAGCTTTAGCTTCCGATTGACTATTGTTAGTGGTGGCTACGACTTCGGCAACGCTAGATATAGATTTCACTATTGCAATTTCCTGACTAACCCCTCATAATGGAGTTATCGCCAGAAGAGTTTGATCTTCAAAGCAACCTCCCCGTGGGGTTGTTTTAGTTTGTTAGATAATTGCGCCAGCGTTGTCGTACGCCTACCCTGACTTGCCTACAAGTTAGTTCGCCAGAACAGTTTGTAAGCTTTATTCATTTACGCATATATCATCTGTTTTTGCAATAGCGTTATCAAGGCCACCTGTGGATAAACTGTGGAAAGAGAACGGGGGCACGCCCCGGTAAGCGTGCCCGATTATCCGCCAATGAGGTGCGTCAGAAGGGCCGGGGATCAGGGCGACCATTCTGATAACCACCATTGAAACATCTTAGAGCGCTCGATTCAGTGAGATACTTCACGACTCGGGCGTTCCTTTTATAACGATATGAAGAGTCCCCCTACCCTCGGCGTGTTTCAGCAGCGAGAATAGGGGGACGTTGGCGGCCTTCACTTGGCCGGGGAGAAGCCCTTGCGGCGACCCCGTGTGCCTTGCGCGTCGACGACGACCTGATCCTTGACCACCTTCTTGAACTCGGCGTAGGTGACGACCAGCTCGCGCTTGTTGCCGTTCTCGCCCAGCTCGATGACCACGAGGTCCGAAGCGCCGTTGAGCGCGTCCAGCTCGCCCCTGATGATGTCGAGCGACTTGGGTGCGTCCGACTTCGGGTGGACCCTGACCACGCACTTCTCGAACTCGGCCTCATCCGCCTCCTTGCCGGAGACGTCGCTGACTAGTACGACCTTGCGTGCCATATTGATTCACCTCCTTTCAAAGAGGCTCGGTGCGATGACTAAAGCTGATGCCTTAATCCTGTATTCAATAAAACACAAAACTATGATTTAATGAAGTCAACAAGTAAATAGAATAGGGGTGATGTGCGAAGCAAGTTGACATTTTTCTGTCACGACCAACTAGGTGTGCAGACTCCAAGGTCAGTGACATGACCATCGCTAGCATTCACTTCAGTAGCGCCACTGACTTGTGGGCTACGCCGCAGGATTTCTTCGACAAGTTGAACGCTGAGTTCAACTTCACCCTTGACCCGTGTTCTAACCACGAGAACCATAAGTGTGAGCGATACTTCACCGAAGAGGATGACGGTCTTGCTCAGAGCTGGAAGAATGAGCGCGTCTTTATGAATCCACCGTATGGGCGAGAGATTGGCAAGTGGGTTTCTAAAGCATATGCCGAGGACGCTCTTGTCGTCGCTCTTGTACCGGCGCGGACCGACACCGCATGGTGGCACGATAATGTGATGAAGCCAGGAGTGGACGTTCGCTTCATCCGTGGTCGCTTGAAGTTCGGTGGCTCGAAGAACAGTGCGCCGTTTCCTAGCGCTGTTGTGGTGTTCCCGCCCCGCTAGGCCCGCCACGTCACGTCGATAAGGCTGCTGTCGAAGTAGTAGATGCGTCCCTCGATCTTTGTGCGCGGCAACTTCCGACCGGCGCGCACGTCAATGCGCTCGATCAACAACTCGGCCAACTGGCGACGCCAGCCTTCGGTTTCAAGCTCCCAGCGCTCTCGTACCGTCTCGCCCGCGTTCACAAGGCCACCAAGCGTCCGGTTGTAGTGCAGGCGCTCTATCTCGCGCTCTACGGTGTCCAGTTGCGCCCGAACGCGCTTCTTTGCTCTGGCGTACTCGGTCCGGCTCAGGAGTTCATCCGTGTAGTCGTCTAGTAGTTCCGTTAGCCGCGCCTCGTGTGCGGCTCGTTGTTTCAACAGCTCGCCTGTACTCACATCACCAGGCTTGAGTAGGTCGCTCAGCGCAGGCGTGTCGAGTCGGTGGCAGATGAGTTCCCTGACCCACCACTCAATCGGTACAGCACCCCTCGTCACCCTGCCGCACCCGGTTTCACCGATACCCGTCTTGCTCTGTGACCGGCAGCGGTAGACGCTCCTGACTTCGCGTGTGCGTCGGTCACGGCAGTTCGAGCCGTTCATCGGGTGGCCGCACTCGCCACAGAACAGCAGGCCGGTCAGCAGGTATTTGCGTGACTTAGGTCGGTCACTGACCGTCTCTGAGCGCCGCCATATCTCTTGCTGGATACGGAGCCATGTCTCCTCGTCAAAGATGGCGGGCCAAGCGGCTTTGTACTCGATGCCGTTGTGCTCACGGACCCCCATGTAGCGCTTGCGTGTCAGGAGTTGGCGCACGGCGATGGTGTAGAAGTGGTTCCCTTGAGTGGTGCGATAGCCGCTGCGGTTCAGCCAGTAGACAAGCTCGTTGTACGAGTGCCCGTTCAGGAAGCGATGAGCAATCTTTTTTAAGACGACAGCCTCGTCCTCATTGATGGTCAACCCGTCAGCGTTGTAGCCGAACGCACGTCGGCCGCTGTGCGGAAGCCCCTGCTCTGCCCGCTGCTGATTGGCAAGCTTGTGCCTGGCTCCCTTGACCTCCATCTCGCTACGAGCCACCGACACGAGGATGCGAGCGATCAAGCGGCCCTGCGGTGTAGAGAGGTCGATGTCTCCCTCGCAGGTGATGACCCTGAGTCCCCGCTGCTCAACTAGCTTGATGAGTTCTTCGAGTTCGTCGTTGAGCCGTAAGAGCCGGTCAACCCGCAGGATGATGACGCTCGTCACTTCCCCGCGCTCGATGTCCTGGATAAGCCGGTCGTATGCAGGGCGGCCACGCTTCGAGGCCGTGTAGTTGTTATCAACCCGAACGTCCGTGATGTCGATACCGCGAGCCGTAGCTACTCGGCGGCACTCCGTGAGCTGACGACTGACCGCCAGCTCGTCGTCGTTACGCGCGAGCGACTGGCGCAGATACGCGACGGTCGTCATCGCTCACCCCTCCACGCAGCATCAGGGCAACGGCTTGCAGGGTAGAGGGGTCTTGGAGGCGCACAGGAACGCCTGACGCACGCGTGGTGCGCTCGACGGCTTCCTCGATGCTCTCCATGCCATACAGGCTGGGGGAGCGGGGCAGTCGCGGTCGTGACAGGAATCTGACAAGCAGGGCGCAGAGTGAACTTCATACTGCCGAGGGTACGCCTACGCCGTGCTTCGTCCTAGCCCTACTCGAAGTCGGTGCGGGGGAATACGGAGACGTACACCTTCTGTGGATAAGTGGCCACAGTGATGACCGTGCCTGGTCTGCTCTGCGTGGTCACATATAGGCCAAGCTCGCCGGTCCACTTCATATCGAGTATTGAGTCCTTGCCTACTGCCACGTTTCTTAGTGTTGCGGGTAGTGAGTCGCTATGAAGATCGAACTCAATAACGCAGTCGTCGCGCAGGTTGATAGACAACCACTGGACTTCACTGTGCCGATCCGCGTCGTATTGGACGAGTCGACCGCGACTAGCTCCGATGGCGTGCATGTCTTTGAACCATGTTGGCTTACTAATCTCGACCCGCCAGCCGTCATTTTGTTCCTCTGGTAGCACTACAACTCCCAACGCTACCGCCGGAATAAACGAGGCTTGAATGTGCTGAGCCAGTACTACTATGCCGCTCTCAGCCCACCGTCGCGCAGTGCGCGGCCAACCCTCTTTCTCGTAGCGCTTAGAAACAACGCCGAACCGGTCATCGACGCTAGTAAAGGCTGAGGACTCTTTATCGAGCCCATAGGCCGACAGAAGCGCGTCTCGTTGCTTGTCGGTTAGATGTGTGTGTATCAGCTCAACCAACATCGTGACGGCTGTCTCGCCGTGGTCGAATGTCGCGCCAAGGCAATACGTCACCTGCGGCGCAAGTTCGCGCACCTGTTGTCCTGATACGGGTGCGCCCGACCAAAGCGCCTTTAGCTCATCTTCGAGCTGGCTCGTTAGTGGCCTCACGACCGTCCTCACGTATGACATGCCGTTGTCACGACCGGATGTACAGCCGAAACCTAGCGTGCTGGGCATGGCAAACATCAGGCGTTCGGGCAACCGAGAGGTCGAACCCTTCGAGGTGAGCGCGTATGAGCTGGGTCGTCAGCTCGCGTTCCTTCCCAAGCGCACGAAGCGTCAGACCGTCATCCGGCGCGAGGTCCGGCTTGACGAGTACGGCCACCCGCTCGCACTCATCGAAGAGTCGAGCATCACCGAAGAGACAGAGTTCTAGGAGTGAGTGACATGTTCAGTTTCATCGTCTGCATCATCACCGTGGTGGTCATCTACAAGGTGGTCGGCAAGCTGTACCGCTACTACTACTGGCAGGACCGCAAGCAGCGCATCGAGACGCAGATCCGGTACGGCCTTCGTGACGGCTCCCTGACCCGTGAGGCCATCGACGAGATGCGCCAGCGGGGTGAGCTGTGATGGAAGAGAGCTACTTCGGTCTCGCGTGGGTCGCGCCCTGCGGCGTGTTCGTCGCCATCAACCCGAGCGACAAGGACATGGCGAACCACATCACCAACTGTGAGGGGTGCCGCGATGCGTCCTGAATACGACGGTGGCCCGCGCCTTCCAAGCGTGTGGACGGTTCTCGCTGTGGTCGTCGTTATCTACATGGCAATCCCGCTGCTCAAGATGCTGCTGCCCATTATCGGCGTCCTGGCGCTGCTCTTGCTCATCTATAACGTGATGTTCAAGAGCCGGATTTAGTCATGTTGGTTCATAATGGTAGCCATGATTGGAACTACCAGCCATGACACAGAAGATTGAGTACCGCTTCTACAAGTTGGTTTTTCCTGCTGCGTTTACGCTGGAGCAATCGCTCGACTTCTTCGACACCGTTGCAGCCTCTTTGAAGCGTGGCCGGCCTGGCGTATCGGCTGAGACGATGGTCCTTGAGCTGTGGTCCAGTAAAGAGGGTCTGACTCACCGCCTTGGCTTGCCGTGGAAGCGCTCCGAACTAGTGACGCAGCTTCGTGGGCATCTGACGGGTATTCACATCGAAGAGCACGAGCGTGGACGCATTCCACAGTGGACGCACATTGTGGAGCTCGGCGTCAACGACGGTACGCGGCCCTTCAACTTGGTACGGGTACACGCGCAGTCGAAGCGCATCCTCAGCGCCGCAATCGCAGACATGAAGCCGGACGACACCCTCGTCATGCAGTGGGTCGTGTCGGCCGCAGATCGCATCGCGCCACCATCACCGAGCAACCCGCCTGTTTCTAGCTCGTGGGGCGGCCTGGTGCGGGGGAGACGTGCAGACAGCCACGAGCTATCGGAACGGCGCGACAACGCGGCACAGAGCCAGTTCAGGGGCGTGCTGAGGGTCGCTGCGGCATCGAGCACAGAGTCGCACGCTAGGAAGCTCGTAGAAAACGCCAAGCGGGCGCTCAAGGCTCCCGAGACGGCAGCCGTGCACTTCGTTGAGATGTGGTGGACGCGACCACGCAAACGAGCGGAGCGGATGAACAAGGGACTGCCACTTCGCGCACCGGTCAACTTCATCAACGCAACAGAGCTTGCCGCATTCAGCGGGTGGCCCATCGGCATCTCTGCGCTGCCTGGTCTAAAACTTGGTAAAACACGCTACTTGCCACCGAACGAGAGCATCATTAGGGACGGGCGCAGGCTCGGCTTGAGCTACGAAGATAGGCCGGTTGCAATCTCGCCTGTTGACGCCTGCCGTCACATGTACGTGATTGGCCCCTCGGGTCTTGGTAAGACGACACTACTTTCAAACTCACTGCAACAGGACATCGAGCGTGGTGATGGCGCAGTCGTTATCGAGAGCAAGGGCGACCTGTTCCGCGCAGCGCTGAACGCAGTGCCGCTCGAACGCATTAACGACGTTGTGGTCATCGACATGACGGACCAAGACTGGCCGGTCGGCTTGAACGTGCTTCATGGTGGCAATATCAACAGGCGCGTGGATGAACTCACCCGCCTGTTTGCTCGTGGTGACTCAGACATCTACTTCCGGGACCTGATGTATCACGGCCTACATACGCTCGCTCGTTTCCCTGAACTCACCATCATTGACCTTGTGCCGTTTCTCTGGCCGCAGGACGCGATGACGAAGGCCTGGCGCGATAGCCTGATTAGCCGACTCCCGAAGAACGATGTGCTCTACCACTATTGGAGAACCTTTATAAGCTTGAAGGACAGTGAGCGCAAACAACGCGTGCAGCCAGTCCTTAACCGACTGTGGGAAGTCACCAACCGGCCGGACATCAAGAATATCCTCGGCCAGTCTGAGAGCACCGTCGACCTGCGCCGGATCATGAACGACAACAAGCTGCTGTTTATCTACATCCCTGACAGCATCGGGTCACAGACGGTTTCACTGCTCACAAGCCTCATGTTCAAAGAACTGTGGGATGCCGTTCGTGATGTACACGCTACGAAGTCGAAGCCGACGTTTCTCTACTTGGACGAGATGCAGAGACTCAGCGGCTACATCGACCTCGCGGAAGTGCTGTCGCTTGCCCGCTCATTCAAGTTCGGTCTTGTTATGGCGCACCAACACCGTGACCAACTCGGTAGAGAGATGCAGGCCGCTATTGCCAACGCAGCGACAAAGGTTTCATTCAGGCTAGAAGGGCCGGACGCTAACTGGATTCAAACCCTCATGGGGAAGTCGGTCACGCCAGAGGACTTTATGAGCCTCGATAAGTTCGAGGTCATTGCTCAGATTGGAACGGACGGCGCAACGTCTGCACCTACATGGTTCCGAACCCTGCCGCAGTTTGAGGGCCACGGGCATTCCAGTGCGGTCATCGAGTCATCGCGTAGCCAGTTCTCACGTTCAGCTAAGCAGGTGAACGAGTCCATTCTTCGTCGTCGGTCAGCGCCGGTTGAGCCAGTGAAAGCGAAGCCGTCGTTCGGATTGATGAAGAAGGGGGAGGAGTGATGAGTTGGCTTCGGGGGTCAGGGAGCGGACGGAGCGTGGAGAGTAGCCCCGCCGCATCTAGCTATGAACACGCAGGTCAGCAGGGGTATAGGCGTGTAGCGGGCCACACACTCGCCACACGGGTCAGGACACGGGAGGGCACACAATGAAAATTAAGCCCCGAGACCTTGAAGTCATCGCCTTCGTTGCTCGCTTCGGCCAGGTCACTCGTAAGCAGATACGAGCGGTGGTGTTCGCATCCAACAAGAGCGCTACGCCGTGCGACCGTGCTGTCTCGCGGCTCGTCAAAGACAGACTGCTGGCGGAAGTAGAACGGCCAACTCAAGGCGGACGCCGCGGCGGTCAAGGCCCCATCGTGTATCAGATTGGACCGGCAGGCTGGAAGGTTGCACAGACTGAGGGATCGTTCTGGCTAGCTAGGTCGGTGAAGTTCCACTCGCTCGCCATCGCGGACGTGTACGTGGACATCAGCACGCACTTGAACGTCGTTCGCTTTGAGACGGAGCCGGATAGCCACGAGAAGATCAACTACGTCGCCATTCAGCCGGACCTCTATGTCGAACTAGACCTCGGCCGGCATGTGCTCCGAGCGTGGCTCGAGATTGACCTTGGTTCAGAACGGCCCAAGCAACTCAAAGACAAGCTCGCTCGCTATAACCACGCGTGGAGCGGAGCGCCTGATAGATGGAACCCCTGGCCGTTGGTTGTGTGGGTTGTGCCGGACGCGAAACGACGGGCTGAACTTGAGTCACTCATCAAGCTCGAACCCGCCGAGTCGCAAGGTATGTATCGCGTGTGCCTGTTTGAAGATGTCGTGAGGACGCTAGGAACTCAGTGAGCGGCTTCATACATGTCGAGCAGTTCCTTCGGCAGCCGACCACGCTGCGGGTAGTCGAGGCCCTGCGTGTCGGCCCATGCCTTCACGTCCTTCGCGGACGGACCATCAGAGGTGGCGCTCGGCTTGCGCGAACTCTTGCGACCGCTTACCTTCCGAGCAACCGCAATGTAGTCCTGAAACAGTCCACGAAACTTGTCGGCTTCCTTGTTGGTGGCATCAAGCTCGTACTGGACACCATCGACTGCAAAGCTCACCGTCTCGTCAGCTTCCGCCCCGGAGAGGTCTGACGTGAGGATGATTTGAACTTTCTGCATGGGGGTTTTCTCCTATGTGTGAGGCGACGACCCGACTATAGCGCCACTGTGCGCGTTTTTACACTCAGACATACAAAGAGGCACGTTCGTGTCTGAACGTGCCGTACAAGCGGAATGGGAGCGTAACTAGCTACGTTTCGTCCTGCTGCTGCGCTTCGATGAGCAGTTGCAAGGCTTGGATGGCGGTATTGACTTCAAGGTCGCGGGGGAGCACCCCTTGCTCGTAGCGTTCGTGCTCACTCATCGCTTCCATGCGGCTTAACTACGCTGTGCGCTCCCATAGGTAGGTAACAATGTACGGCTGTAGGTTATTGTGAGCAGAAGAGGCATCGGCGGCTGTTGAGTTAGCAACAGACAGAGTGTCATACGAGGCGTTTGAACCAGTACCAATCTGAGTGCGGCTACCAGTAACGGCACGCATGACGTTTGTTCCGTTAGTTAGCGTGTGCGTGTGAACCGAAGTACCGCTCTCTGCTCCAGTTAGCAAGTGGGTTTCTTCACCACCCGTAGCGCCACCTGTCGCAAAGGTTCCGGCTGCTGCTTTACCTACCATGACTCGTCCTGCGGCATAAGCAGTCCAGGTACCAAAGCCAAGAAGCGTTGCAGGATTAGTCGAAACAGTAGCGGCGTAAATAGAACCTACCGGGAAGAGTGCCGCCTTAGTGGCAGTGATTGCGGCATCCACGTATGCCTTGACGCTCTGCTGCGACGGCACTTTTGTATCTGAGTTGCTAGTCATAGCGTCCTCGTCGAGGAAGTAACTGTTGCCTGCGAGCGTCGCGTCCGTGTTCATGGTTGCGCCCGCTGCATCTACATTGGCTGCATCAGTCACGTCTGCAAGTGCTTCGATGCCAGTAAGCTTCGTTTCTTGCGCAGTCGTGAATGAGGCTGTCGTAGCGTCAAGAGTTGCCTGATTAGCGTGTGCGTGTTTCTTTGTCACCGCGTCAGCTAGGTTGGCTTCCGTCTGCGTGTAGGTATCGAGTAGTGCTTTGTTTGAGTGCGTGTGGCGAGCTGTCGTGTTTGCGGCGACGTCAGTATTAGCGCTAACAGTCGCGGCAAAGTCTGAGATGGTTGATGCCGTCTGAGTGCCAGTGTGGTTAGCCCGCGCTTTTAGATTTGCGTCCGTATCATTAGCTGTTGCGCCAGTGGCTACACCGGCAAGCTTCGTCTTTTCGGTTGCGCTGTACTGCTTATAGGTTGTGCCGTCGCCTACATCGTCCTGTGTCAGTACAACAACACCGGAAGCACCATTGACGCTCGTAACACCACCGCCAGATGCGGCCACAACACTGTCGTCAACATATTTCTTATTTGCCACCTGGTAGTTTGTCGTAGGCGCAGAGCTTGGTGTGACCGGGAAGTCGCTAAACGTCTTTACACCGGCAACTGACTCGCTGCCCGTGTTATGAACAACGGCGGTATCAGTGGCTTTCGTGGCGATTGTGGTATCTTGTGTCGAGTTCTGGCTGTTTACATATGAGGTCGTGGCGTAGCTAGATAAGTCCTGGTCGCCGGTGTTCGTGCCGGACGTGTTCGCATATAGAGTATTTAGCTGCGCACCAGTAACGGTCGTGTCGAGGTCTGTTATTTGGTCTGGGATAGTCGGCTTGCCCGTAAGGTCTGCGTATGCGCCACTAAACGGCGTCGACCAAGAGGTGTCGTAGTTTGTGGCCGATGATTTCGCTAGCACCTGTCCTGTCGTTCCACCTGTAGGAACGCCGACCCCTGCGGCTCCGGTCGCTCCCGTCGCTCCTGTGGCACCGGCTGGACCAGTCGCCCCGGTTGGACCAGTCGGACCAGTTGCGCCAGTAGGTCCCTGTGCGCCCGTTGCGCCTTGTGGTCCGCGAGCTACAACGTCAACGTCAATGTGAACATCACCATCAATTACGAGGGGTGCTTCAATGGCTGGCAGAAGTTCCACATTGATTTGTGGTGCTGCTTGTAGTTCTACTTGTATGTTTACTTCTGCCATAGTGGGTTACGCCTTTGTTACGTCCGCTACGAACTCAATATCTTTTCGCCGTGAGCTGGTTACGTTGCCTGCGCCATCATCGAACTGCACATCGAACGTATATGTGCCAGGGGTGACGCGGGTGTCGCTTGTGGATAACTCAATCAATGTAATGCCATTTGTAGGGTCGCTGTGGACCGTCACTATCTTTTGTATAGTGGCTGCCGTGTCGTTTGAGATAGATAGCCCAGTTTCAGGTTTGACGGTGAATGTGACTGTATAGCCGGTTAGGTCAAACGGTGCTGTTACCTGGATTGTGCGAGCGTCGCCACAGATGAGTGCGTTCTTGCCGGTAAGACGTGCCATATTAGCCCTCCACCTGGTGGACTTTGTCGCGGGTGAAGTATCCGGCGACTGCCGCTACTAACACTGCTACCGATGCTGCAACTTCACTCGGTAGGTCTATACCGAACTGTCCCAGCGCCCATACTGCGATGACGGTTACTGCACCGCCGAGGGTTGCTGCTGCTACCTTTTGCGTTGGTGCTGCTGTTGGTTGGTTTACTCTTGTATCTGCTTCTGATGTTGCCATATTGGCCTCCTTAGATTTTTAAGTTTCCGCGCCACATATAGCGCCCGTCTGTTCGCTTAACCCATAGGTTCGTGCGGACGTTGTTCTCATTCACTACGTCACCCTTAACTACCGCCGTGTATCGCACCTTTGTGCCTTTTAGCGCTCGTCCCATGACCGGCGCTTTGACCGACGGCTTTAGGCGGATATTTGTAAGGTGCAACGTGGTAGCGGTCTTGTAGCTCGGCGCGGCTGGTTTAGTCGTTAGGACGAGCGCGGGATTGACGCGGCCGTAGTAGCCGTTCTTGATGTTGTAGCCGACCGGCAACACTTCAAAGTGCAAGTGCGGCCCGGTAGCCATGCCAGTATTGCCGCTAAAACCGATAATCTGACCCTGCTTGACCTTTTGGCCTCGGTCAACAACTGTGCGCGAGAGGTGCGCGTATCCGGTGTAGTAGCGGTCGTGTTTGAGTAGCACGTAGATACCGGCGACCTTGCCTGCGAGTCCGAGGTTTTGACCCCATCCCTCAAATGCAACAACGCCGCTTGCTGCGGCGCGAACTGGTGTACCGACTGGCACGGCATAGTCAGTGCCGTTATGCCCTCTTTGGCCGAGCGTGGCGTAGTATCTCGGATTGGCACCGAATACCTGGCTGACGCGGCTTGTTACTGGTTTTGTGTATGCCTGGCTCATATCTTTGTGTCCTCTTTTACTTTATAAACCGTTGAGCAGAATGATGCCGTTTTAAGTTGGTTGAACTCGGTGCGGAAGCTGAGTTCCTGGCAGAAGTAGTACGTGCCGGGTTTATTTGGCCGTTGCGAGGGCTGGATGGTGAGCGGCAAGCACTTGTTGTCTTTTAGCTTCTCGTAGAGGACGCCATCTGGAAGTGTGCGCTGGCCTACTAGCGTACCCTTGGCGCCTATATAGAACGTGCGGACGTTATCAAAGGCGATAACGCGCACTAATGGGTTGCGGCAAAAGACGAGGTTCAAGTCCTCGCTCTGGTCGATTACTCGCTCTGCGGTGAGGCTCTGCACGCTTAAGAGGCTGTTGCCGTCCGTCATGCTCAAGAACACGTAGCGAACCGGCACATTGATAACCCATACAGTGGTTAAACCAGAGAAGAACACGAACACGAAGCCGACTAGGTAACGATTGAGGTTGCTACGCTTTACGAAGCGCAGTAGCGGCGTGGTGATGTACTTGTGATACATGGTCATGCTTTCCTCTTGTCTAGCTTTTCAAGCGCTTTTTCAACTATTTGTCCACCCTTAGCGCCATAGCCGGTTGCGAGTATGGCGATGCAGATAAACCCGTCAACGTCGCGGTTGAACTGGAAGCTAAAGAACACGTAGCCGAAGAACATCAGGATTGATAGAAGTTGTGTTGCTGTGATGCGGTTGTTAATGTCCGTCGCTGTGGAGTAGTGGGACGCTACGGCGAAGCCGATAATCGCGCCGATGATGACGCCGATAAGTGCACCGACCGCCAGAGATAGCGGGTCGAGTGATGTCACCGCTGGTATGGTCGGCACTGCGCTCATTAGGCCGCCTCGACGCCATCGCCAATTAGATAGATTAGGTTCCTATATGTCATAGCGGTATTACCGAGATTTCACGGTTAGAGAATGTTGCAGTGGCGTTCGTGGTCGAGTATTGGAGCTTAAAGGTGTTAGAACCTGCGTTAAGTCCATCTGATGCGTTTAGCACGGTTGAACCGGTAATGTATATAGCTTGACCTGCTGTTGCGCTGCGGTTATTCCCTACCTGATAGGCCGTAATAGTCGAAGCCCCTGACACTGTTACATAGAGAAGTCCAGCGGCGTTCGCTGTCGTATCAGAAAACTGTACGCGAACTACGACCAGAGCTAACCTGTTAGCACCGATTGTCACTGTTACCGATGGTCCAGAGGTTGTAAGGTCAGTGGCGGTAGCCGAGCCGGTGGTTTCTGATGTAGCAACCGTTGCTTTTGTTGCGCCTGTAGATAGTTTGTCTGCGGTAACAGCCGCGTTGTTAATCTTGGCCGTTGTTACGGTCGCGTTAGTGAGTTTCGAGCCGCTTACGCTCGCTATATTTGTATCGTCGATGTTTCCGTTTACAACGGCGGCGATTTGGTTTACAGGGGTATTTATGGACGATGCCGCCACCTCATCGTTCGGACTGACCTGTGTAGGTGAAACTAATGTCATACGTTACCGTGCGCCGCCCGTCCGTTAGCTACTTTCATAATAAACAAAAGTACCCGTTTTGACTAGGGCATATTGCAATTATGGTGCGCTTGTGCTTATATAGAGGCACTATTAAATGTAAACGGGACGTATTACATGATTGAACTAGCACTCGGCGTTGCATCATTCATCTTCTTGGTGTTTGTAGCGCTTGCCGCCATCGGCATCGTTATTAGTATCTACGAAGCCATCTTTGGTTAGTAACCCGCGTTAGGGTCTACTGAACTACCGCTGTTGCCGGTACCTGCGCCATACACGAGTGTGTTCTGGCGTGCTGCTGCGAGCTTCTGCCGTAGCAATGCAATCTTCTGTGCGGCTCGCTCTGGCGAGTCTGTTAGTCGTGGTAACTGGCTGATGTAAGCGTTCGCGTCTGAGTCTGAACCTGCGCCCGTTTCACCCATTGCGCGGCTTAGTAGGCGAGCATCACCGGCGAGCTGGTCGTTGTATGTGCCTGCTGCGCTATTCAGGTTCAAGTTACCGAGGATGTTGGCAATGTTGCCGCCTAGTGCACCTTGACCGCCTCCGGCTGCTGCGTATGACTGCTGCAACTGATCGAGGATGGTTGCGCCGGTTGCTTGCTTCGCTGCGAGAGCTGCGGTGTTCGATGACATGCCGTTGTCTGCGCTCGGGAGCATGCTGTAGAGCTGCTTGAGCTGCGTGAATGCCTCTGAGTCACCGGCTGCGAGTGCGCGAGCCATAGCGACCTCTATCTGTGTCTGCGTGTATCCGGCTATAGATGGCTCTTGTTGCTGCATCTGGCTTGGGTCTTGCATGCCCTGTTGTGCGTAGAGTGCGTCGAGTTGTGCTGGGTCTACTTGTTGTTGCTGGCTAGGGTCGACTGGCGTGCCTTGGTTCGTAAGAGCACCGGCTATGCCGACACGGCCGGTTACTGGTAGAACGCCGTAAGGATTGCCACCGCCGCGGCCCTGTAATGCTCGGCCTGCCCTAGCGACGCCGCTTGCGACTCGTGGTGTCGCTGCGTCTAGTGGCACGGCTGCGAGGTTCATAGGTCGCTGGACCATCTTGCCGAGGCCTTGTGCCTGACCGCCGAGTGCTTGTGATGCACCTGCACGGCCCATTTCGACACCCTTGTTGACTTCGCTAGCTGCTACCCAATCGGACTGCAACTTGCGCAGTTGCTTAACGTCCTTGATACCTTGAGTCTCTTGTGCCAGTTTCTTGTAGATTTCACGTTGCTGTTTGGTAGGCGCTTTAGCTGCCATTTGCTCGAACGATCGCGCTGCGTCGCCCTTCGCCATGTCGAGGCCTTCTTTGACACCTGGTGCGTTGAATAGACGCTCGTTGACAGTCTTTGCCAGTTCTTTGTAGATGGCCGCTTGCTGCTTGTCTGCGGTTGTAACGGTCGCCTTATTCAACATCTCTGCCGCTTGTGACTCCCAGGACTTCGCTACATCGAAGGCCTCTAATGGGTTTGAGAGTGGGTTGAGCGACCCTTTAGAGCCACCGTTTGCTTTGACAAGGTTGTGCTTTACTGAGTCAAGTATCTGTTTTCGAGTCGGTGCACTTAGGCGTGTCCCTTTATCTATCATGAGGTCATTGGCTACTGTGCGAATATCACCAAGGTCGACACCCTTTGAGTTGCCGATAGCGTTGCGTGTTAGTTCGCTGTATGCACCGTTCTTGCCGGTCACGTTGCCTGCTACTTCTGCCATCTGGTCTATGTTGCGTGCGCCGTATCGCTTGTTCAGGCTGCTAATAACACTCTCTGGTGTACGTCCTGCGCCTAGCTCGCGTATGTCCTTCTTACCGAGGTTGGCCTGTGAGCCGAGCAGTCGGTTGCCACCGCGTTCGAGCTTGGCACCAGTCTTAGAGAGGCCTAGCACTGTGCGTATAGGTGCGTCGGTCATAGCCTTTGTGCCTGCCTCTGCGAGTGCACGTTTGCCCGAGCCTGTTACAAGACCACCGGCTGTGCGTAGTGCGAGAGAGCCTGCGCGGATAGGGCCTGCGCCCATCACGCCGTTCATCAACGCTTCTTGGCCTACGCCGTTCCATAAGTTGTCGTGTGTAATGACGTTCTCGGCTGCCTGACCACCACCGCCACCGAGTGCGCCACCAAGTAGTGCACCGATGATTCCACCGGCTGCTGTACCGATAACCGGAACAACTGAACCGGCCGCTGCACCGAGTGATGCGCCTGCGAGAGAGCCACCAATACCACCGGCTGTGCTGATGTTGTCAACGAGGAAGTTCTTTTGCTTCTTCTTGGCTTGCTTCTTCTCCCACAGTTTCGTGTGGTCAAAGCCTGCGCCGAGGTCTACCGTCTTTGTATATGCCATTTATGCGTTCATCCCTGTAGTCCATACACCAGGACTGACTTGCTTAGGTACGTACTTTGCAGCCTTGCCGCTACCCCATACGAGTGAGTTATATATCTGTGCTGCTTGTTTCGAGTTAATCTTTCGCCTGTCGTAGCCGTAGTCGTTACCAACGAAGCCGAGCGCCATCTTCGCGCCAGAGTCGCCGTTCTTAGCCATAGTTGCGAGTAAGCTGCGGAACGGTATCTTTGTAGCTTTTGCGTAGGTCGCTGCGCTGACTGATTTGCCGCCGATAGTGAAGTTGAAGCCGCCGCCCTTACGCTGGGTCATCTTGGCTTGAACGCCTTTAGCTGCCGCCTGTTGTGGAGCGCTACCTGCGCCACCGCCTCCGAGTAGACCGTCTAGGCCACCGAGATAGCTGCCTGCTCCGGCGCTGCCTGAGCCTGCTTGGCTTCGCTGTAGTTTCAAGTTCTCGTTGAATTGGCGCTGAGACTCTTTGAACTGCCTCTGTTGCAGGTCATAGTTTCGGTTGTCGTTATAGAGGCTCGTTGCTTGGTTGTTGCGCTCGCGTGCTAGGCCGTTGAGGGCCGAGAGGATGCCGGTGCGCGTCTGCTCTTGCTGTGTGCGTAGGTTCGCTACAGCCGGTGCGTAGTCGGTCGCTGCGTACTGTGCTTGTTCCGCTAACGGGATACCAGAAAAGCCAAGGCCTCTAGCCCTGGCTCCGGTGATGATGTTTTCGTTGGCCGATTTGAGTTTGGCATCGAGGCCAGAGACTTGCGCGTCGTATTGCTGGGGGAGTGCGTTAAGCTGCCCCTGATAGAGCTGGCGATCCGGTGCGTAGTATTTATCGAGTTCCGCGTTGATTTGCTTGAGCGTGGTCGCCATAAGTTTTACTAGCTATGTTCTCTGGCTGCCCGTCCGTTAGTTTCATAATACAACAGTAAATATCGCGCGACAATAGCAAAAACTATGTCGCAGTCTCTTGGAGTAGATATATCGTAATGTCAGGAGCGGCGCCGACCCATGCGGCGGGGGATGTCCACGTCACTTTGACGTTGGTTGCGTCTGCGGATAGTTGCAACGATGTTGCGACGACACCTGTCGCGGGAAGGACCGAAAGAAACGGTAACGCGTAATACTCACCGCTCACGATGATATATCCAATCATTGCAGGGATATGCGGCAAGCCATGAGCTTGTGTAGTAGTTGTCACGGCACCGGCTGCGGGCACTGTTGGCGTTATTGTGATTTTATTGGCTACCTTAAACACGTTCTGTGCGCTGTTAAATATCAGGTCGCTGTCTGCTGCGGTCGTTGCGTTCTTGCCAGTCTTAGCGACCTTGAGCACAGGGTTACCACTGGCGTTTCGTGCCATGTAGATAATCGGGTTGGCGTTCGTATCGTTGATGAGAATGCCTTGCCCGAGATTATCAGGGAGCATTCCTTCGATGAGTCCGGCCTTCCCCTGTGTGCTGTTGTATACCTTGGTATCTGTCTCACCGTCGAGGATTGCAAAGTTGCGGTTTAGCTGCGCTATCTGGCTGCTCGTGTCGCTGCTGCCGTTGAGTGGTGCGAATCGTGACGGCATTATGCAGACCTCTGTGTTTCTATCATGAGCATCTCACTATCAACCTCAACCGGTTCATGAGCTGCCACATGCTTGTAGCGACGCTGTAAGCGCTTGAACTCGCCAGGTATGAATAGGTGCGCCGTGATTGAGCCGCCAGTAGTCGAGAACTTCACGCCCGTGTTGTAGAGCAGGCCGGTGTTGAAGCGCGGCACGTTCTTTTCGAGCGATAAGTCTTGGTAGGTCGCCTCACTAATTAGGTCGAACGCGTAGCCGACTTGCACGTTGTAGACGCCTGTTACGGCGTTGAAGGTTGGCTCCCATTTAGGCGCACGCTTGAGCTGCGCTGGCGCTCCGAAGTGGTCGTATGCCGTGCGTATCTCGAAGTTGAGTTGCCCGCCGAGATTGTCGTAGTCGTTGCCGTCTGCCTCGCCGTAGTAGAGCGCCGCGACGCGGTTACTGGCTTGGATGAAGATGTTGTCTTGTGCCATACGTCCGAACGCTCGGCCAATGTAGGTATTGAGGTCTTTACCCTCGTATACGTCGAGTAACAGGTTGTAGACAAAGCACTCGGTATTCTGCGTAGCACCGGCTGGCTTGTAGAAGCAGTACAGGCGGTTGTTAAACACCTCAAGGACGATGCTGCTCTTGTCGCTAATTGCCTGGTATTCCGACAGGAAGTTCTTAGCTAGGTTGCGTGAGTCCGTGCCGTTGAACTCGTGGATGCCCTCGTTGTCGGCGTGGTAGATGTAATTCTCGGTATACGTCACGCTCTCTTGTGAGAATGTGCCGCGTTGGTCGGTCGCTTCGTCAACACTCCAGTTGGCGTTGCTATCACCGTAGACGACGTACTTGTTACGTTTGGCGAATGGGTAGAGTGCGCCGTTTAGCTTGGCATAGGCAACGTGTGAATGAGCGCTCTTAGGTGCCGGGATGGTTAGGAAGTCGGTCGATGTGAACGTGTCGTATAGGCCGAAGTTAGAGAAGTAGGTTTGGTTCTTGTCCACGGCGTTGCCATACATCATCACACCCTTGTGCTCGATGAGTAGGTGTGCAATTTCCGGCGCGGTCGTAACCGACGTGACGGTCATAGTGGCAAGGTCGAGCTTCCACGGTTTACTAATGCCGTCATCAACAAAGTAGACGCAATCTTGCGCCATGTCGAAGCGATAGGTCGTTGCCGAGCTGTTGAGCGACGAGTAGACGACAGTTGTTGCGCCGGTCGTGTCGTTGACGCTATAGAGCGTTGTACCGGCTACGAATAGCGTTATCTTCTGGCCGTTGTAGCGATAAGCGCGGTAGACACCCTTCACAGTGTTAGCTGGTGCGATTGATGCCTTGACGTTCAGGCTGTAGGTCTGCGTGGTCCAGGTCGTTAAGTCAACCGATGTCTTAGCGTTGGTGCTAGCGGTCGTTGTGCTTATCTCATAGTCGCCCGTGTCGCTGCTTTGCCCTCTAATCACCATCCATATGACGGCTCCTGATGTGTTGTCCGGTGCGGCCATGAAGTAGGTCGGCACGTAGGCGAACGATGAGGTGACGGCTGATGCGGCGATGGAACTGGTAGCGATGAGCGTGCCGGGGTTGCCTGCGTTGTTGGTGTAGTACTCAACAAGTAGTGCACCGGAACTGGTAGCGGTCGTGCGTATGCGAACCTCAGCCATCGTTAGGCCACCGGTCGAGCTAGTCGTCAGTTTTTGTGCCACAGACTGGTTGCCGTTCACTGTGACGGTGCTAGCGCCGGTTGTAGCCGTTTCAGAGGCCGTTACAGCCTCGCCTACGGGCACGGAGTAGCGAGAGGCACCTTTGCGTGTCTTATAGCGTCCGCGCTGCACCTGGCGTGCGTCAGTGGCATAGACGAGTGTGCCTGCCGGTACGTCGTCGTTGTCGGCCTCGCTATCAACGCCACCTTTGTAGCTGAGTTGCTTAGTCAGGCCCTTGCTCGTCGTTAGAGGCGGTACTGATGTGCGGTAGCCGAGCCTAGAGCGTAGAGCCATGTGCGACTCCGAAGGTTGCGCGGCCCGGTGCCATAGTCCTCAAGGCTCCACGGGTTCGCATGTCCTCTTCTAGCTGTTCAGCTTGTTGGCGCTTGAGTCCCGCCATGTCGTAGTTCTCGCGGTACTCGTCAACGTCTGCCAGGGCGTTTAGTACTAGGTACTCACGCCAGCGCTCTGGTATATCTGGTGTATCGGTGCTGCTATTGAGCGTGCCTTGTACTCGTAGGTATTTGAGGTCGATGGTGTAGGCCTTATCGAGTGGCGCGTTAAAGACAATCTCGCCAGCAAAGACGGTGTATGCAACAGGTGAACTGGCCGTGTTGGCCTCTGGTGTTTGGTATGCCTCATAGAACACTTTTGGTGCCAGTTGCTTCGGTGCATAGACGTTGCCGCTTGCGTCGGTCAGTGAGAGCGTGAAGATAACGTCGACTTCGGCGTCTGGTTGGTAGCTACTATCACCGGCGCTTATTGTGTCGTTGTCCCTAGTTTCAAGTGTCGAAGATAAGTTGCGGTTGAAGTAGCGGTTTTGTGCGTATGTTAGGTACTGCCCTATCAGGGTCGAGCTGAACGTTGAGTCCTTTGCCCTGGTTTGTACCTCTGTTACTAAGTCGGCTTGTGTATATGCCATGCTTTACTTTGCTCTGGCTGCCCGTCCGTTACTCGTATAATATCACTTTTTCGGCGCTGGCGTAATATCAATCTTCGTAAGGTCAACAGGCGTGCGCTTAGTTTTGCGGCCCATGAAGAACACACCAGGCGAGTTAGGGTCTGTGTCAGGCTTGTTTATCTCGATGTCAAAGTCCGCGAATATCTTACTAAAGTCATCTGGTGTATAGCGCCACCAGTCATCGGGGTAGCTGTGCAGTGGGAAGCCTGGGCCTCGCGTCGTGATGACGAGTAGGTTACTAGTAACTTGCTTCATGCTGTTGATGCAGTCGCGCCAGTGTTCGGCGTGTTCTAGCATTTCAGTCGATACCACTACGTCAAAACTGTTCTTGCCGTAGCGCTTAACTAGGTCTACCGCGTCAACCACTTCGTCAACCAGTGGGCCGTCCATAAAGTCTGTGCCGATGTACTCTCTTGGCCCACAATCGGCTATGTAGTGCCTCACGCTGCCGTTGATGTCGAGCGATCCAACTTCGAGCACTCGCTTGCCCTTGAATGTTGTCCTGCTGGTGTTTTCTGCAAAGAACTGATGTACCGATGCGTGCATGTGCCTCCTAGTTAAGTGTGAGCCACCCGTCGAGGCTCTGATGGTTGACAAAAATGCCCCGGCCACTACGGATGTAATCGGGGTACTCGACTTCAATATCTAGCTTGTCTATTGTTGACCGTTTTATTTTGACCGGCTTGCCGTCGATTAGTATTTCTTCAAAGACTGGCCGGTCAGGTATTAGCATGAGGTCAGTGCGCGGTACAACTTCCATGTGCTCGCGTATCTCATGGTGGCCCTCGTTACTGCCTGCTGGTCCCTCTTTTACTAGTTCGCGCTGCCCTATGGTTTCATCCATTAGCTGTATAGGTAGGCCATTCGCGTAGAGCCGTAGGCCAAAGGCCACATCTTGCTGCCCGTAGTGTTTAGTGTTGTCGGTGCTCATCGTGAACTTAATAAAGCCGTCCTCTACCACCGGAACCCACCGCACGTCTGTACGCCATATCGGTAGTTTCATACGGTGCATAAGGTCTGCTCTCACTAGTAATAGTCCACAGCCGGTAAAAAACGCTTTGCCCTCGGGGTCGTACATGACGGTGCCGCCATGTCCACCTGACACGGGGTAGTCGCAACTGATGGCGTAGGTGTCACGCTGCAACATACGGCTTATCATGTCTTTTGGGATGACCATGTCCTCTTCGGTAAAAAGAAAGTGCGTGAATGTCTTGTCTTTTAGTGCTTCTTCTGTCGGCACGTTGAAACAGTCCGGTATTGGTCGTGAATGTGACCAGAATACTTTGTATTCTTGGCCGGTGTGGTCAAGCGCCTGGTATAGTTCGTCGACCGTCTGCGAGAACACAAGTCCTCGGCTCGGTATGACGACCGCCAGCTTCATGTCTACTCTAGTTCGCTTTTAATAGCTTCGAGTAGTACAAGCGCCTCGGCGTATCGCTTCACGTCCTGTTCATGCTCGACAATCTTGGTCATCACAGCGGCTTTTTCTTTGTCGTCTGCCGTGCTGATGTTGCGATTGAGTATCGCATCAACGCGTGAACGCCACATAGATTGCCGTATGCCGTCAATCTGTGCGTCGAGAAACTGTATCTTGTCCTCGGTCGGGATGTCGTTTTTGAGTCCCACGCTCTTAATTAGTTCGTTGTCGCTTTTGAGTAACATAGCCGTCCCCTATTTAATTATGGTACTTCCATTAAAACACAAAAGCCTCCACATGAGTAGAGGCTTAATTGTGCGTGCCTTACAGACTAGCTTTGAACTTTTACTGAGAAGGTTGGACGTAGAGTCTTAACACCGTAAACAGTGTCGACTGTAAGCAACCATCCTAGGTATTCTTGCTTGTACTGTGCTTGTGTGCGTGGTTTTAGCTGGTGAGCTATACCAACAGCGTCCTTGTGGAACGCAACACCTGTGTGCTCGTCTGTAGTTGTGTCAACAAACGGAATGTTTTGTGACATAACAACTTCAAAGCCGTAGATGTTACCAACGCGGCCGTTTTCGATAGCCTTGCCAGTTCCGAGTGCGTCGTATCGAACGTATTTGTCGATTTTTAGCAACTCACCTTGCTGGTAAGGGTCTACTGCGAATGTACGGTCAGTTTGTGGTGCCTTAGCTTGGTCAAGTGTGACCTTTGCTGAAACAACAACTGCATCTGTAAGTGCTACACCGAATGTACCAACAGCCGTGCTGGTTGAACCAGCTTTAAGCTCAGTTAGGATGTCTGTGTCGATAGCTTCAACGATTGCGTAAGCGATTGGTTTAGTAAACTCGCTACGTAGTTCGTACTTGCTTTGGATTGACAGAATGTCCTCAATGAGTACAGACGCTTCTTTGTGTTTGTTAATGGTGATGTCAACTTTAGTTGCTGTACCACCGTTTAGTGTTACCTGTGTGTTTGCTGCTTTGTCGTTCGCGCTGGCTGATGCCATGAATGGAACGGTTACAACTTGACCCATGCCTGCTGACTCTGAGTCGTAGTGTTTCACGCGTGGTAGTAGGACTAATTCGCTCTCGAGAATGTCCATAACGTCGTTCGCCCATACTGTAGGACGAAACACGTTACCAGTTGTGACGGTTTGGCCGTTTGTGCCTAGTGCCATTTCTTTGTTTCCTTATCGTATTAGAGCCTCCTACGAACTGAGTACTTGGTCTAACCTGGCCTTGTTAGCGGGGTCCTTACGGCCCTCGCGTCCCAAGTTGTCCCACCATGTCTCAACATTGGCTTTCGTCAATGGCTGAGGCGCTTGGCTAGTGACTGCGTTACCCGGTACGGAAGCGGCGGTTTGATTCGTTGCCAACTTCTCAAGGGTCGCTTTGCTACCTTCGTCTCGTAGTGCTGCTGCGTCTGGCTTTCCTATACCAGATAGCTGGTAGGCCTCAGATACAGTCATATACCCGTTATCTACAAGCTGCTGCTTGGTTGGGTTATTCTGTAGCCAAGACACGAATGCCATGCGCTGCGTATCAGACACGTTCTGCTCGCGTATAAACTCGCGGGCTTCGGTCTGCTGGCGGATCGTGAATACCTCATCGGCAAGCTGTTGGACCAATGGGTCGTCGCTTACAACGGGAGGCTGACTCGTCAGTTGCTTCTCGAGCTCTGATGATTGCTGTGCAGTCTGGTGCATGCGCTTCTCGGCCTCCTGGTAAGACTTAGTGGCTTTCGCCAGTCCCTCAGGGGTAGAAACGTCAATGCCCTTTTTCGACCAGAACTCTGCTGGGTCGACACTCTCGGAGTTGTCCGTCTGTGCGGGCTCGCTTGGTGCTGCTGCATCATCGTTAGTAGTTGCTGTTGTTGGTTCGCTAGTCGGCGTTTGTTCCGCCTCAGCGTGCTGCTCTTCAGGTTGTGGCTGTGTAGCCGCCTGTTCCTGAACAGGAGCGTCGGTTGTGGATTCGTCCATGTGAACCTTCCTTGTTAAGTTGTTAATGCACCTGTTGAGAGGTGCTAAAGCGGCACGAGCGCCTTGGACGGGGCAGACTTTTAGTTAATAAAGTCCTCGTAGCCGCTATAGCACACCTAAACGTCTTTGTTGTCCTCCTTCTTCTTCATACGAGCTTTGAAACCATCGGCCAGTTGCTTGAGCAGGGTTGGGCTTGCAGCGGTTGCTTGTGCAGTCTTGAAGTAGTCGAGGTGGCGCTGTGCCTCGGAGGCGAGCAGTCCCCAATCGGCGCGGTCACTGCGGTTTATGGCTGGGTTGACAGCGTTACGTGTGCATTCATCGACGCGCTTTTGCAGTTTGTCGAGGTGATGCCTACCGAACGGCGAACGGGCGAACCGTGTCGCGTCCTTCACTAGCTGTACTGGGTCATAATCGTTAGGCACTTGGCTGTCCTCCCGCTATAGCTCCACGTAGCTGGTCAAGCTCTTGTGGCGATAAGGCACTGGCAAGCGCTGCTGTATCCACGCCATCACCGCCTGATACCGCTTGTGCGGGGTCTGTAGGTGCTGGAACGCCTGTTGATGCGTCTGGTGGCATCGGTGCGCCCTGTGCGTTCGGGTCTTGGGCCATTGGGTCGGCACCCGGCATTGGAGCTTGCTGTCCTGGCGTGATTATCTTTTCGATTTCTTCACGGTCTAGGTCAGCGAACATCTTAGGGAATAGAGCTTTCTTGGCTTCGGGTAGGTTGTTGCTTGGGTCTTGCACGATGATTTGATAGTTCTCACGAGCCACCTTTTGGTTCTCGGCTTGTTTAGCCATTGAGTCAACTTCAAGGTTCACGCTTGGTCGCCAGTCGCCTTGATAGTCCTTCGGGTCAAGGATGACTGCGCCCTTTGGCAGTGGTAGCTCTTTGCCTGGGTTCTGTGGGTCAGGGATAGTCGTGCGTAGGCCGTTAGTATCTGCACCCTTTACTTGTACAACTATCGGCTCATCAACGAAGAGCTGGAACATACGGAAGATGATGTAGGCCATCCAGTACAGGCCGTCCTTCTCCATGATGCGGGCCTTGCTCTCGATGCGCTGTGAGGTCTGAGATAGCTGAGCGTTTACCTCAGTCGCAGTCGTGTCTTTGACATTGGCGATGCCCTTTGCGAGCTGGTCAACGGCTGTCGTTTCACGCATCTCATTCTTGATGTTTATGCGGTTATTGAATGAGTTGGGCGGTAGCACTGGTACTTGGCGATCAACTAGTGAGCCTGGCTTGAATGGGTACAC